GTGGAAGCTGGGAGAATGTCTATACCGGTAAATACCGCTCTCAAATGAATCCTAAATCGCTTGTCGGAAGCATTCTTGCATGGTTGGCAAGATACAACTGTCAACTGATGTTCTGCAAGAAAGAAACGAGCGGTCAGCTGATCAAAGATATTCTGTATCGTGAAGGAAAGGAAGCACTTTTAAAGTTAGATCAGTAAGGCGGTGATTACTATCAAATATGGATAATAGCAAAGAAACCGCATTGGATGTGATCATTGAAGAATGTAAAGACGCTGACATGACGGCATTGATCAGGATTGTCCCGGACATCTATGAACTGATTCAGGATCCGGTTGCCCTTGCACAAGCAAAGTCGGCACTGTTGATCAGAGCGGATGAGATCGGAGATAAGAAGCTGATTCAATCCATCATGACCAGTGTGGAGAAACAACGGAAATCAGAGGCACATAAGAAAGTAATTACATTCAACCGTGAGACTTCGGCGGCATTCCTTGACCTGGATAAGAACGGATTGCCTTGCGATACCATCACGAATTTCAAACAAATCATGTTATGTGACCGGCGTTACAAGAACATCCGTTTCAACCTCATCACGAATCAGGCCGAAGTGATCCGGCTGGATCTTGACGGCATAGAAAAGCTTGAAAACTGGACAGATACCGATGATGCCGCAAGCCAGGATTACATAGAATCAGAATATCATCTGTATTCGCCACAGAAACACATGGCAGCTCTCCGAATGCTTTTCCGGCTGCGTGAGTACAATCCTATTATTGATCTAGTTGATGGTCTGCAATGGGACGGTGAAAACAGAGTTGAACACTTTCTGACACAGTGGCTGAAAGCCGAAGATTCTGAATATACAAGAGAGGTTTCCAGGCTGATCTTTGCCGGTGGTATCAATCGGCTTTACAATCCCGGTTGCAAGTTTGATGATGTTCCCGTTTTTGTTGGCACGAAGCAAGGTGAAGGCAAATCAACGCTGATCAAATGGTTGGCGATCAATGAAGAATGGTTTTCGGAAATCAAAAAGATTGAAGGGCCTGATTCCGTTGAAGCTCTGTTTGGTGCATGGATTTGTGAGATACCAGAACTTTCGGCATTCAAGAAAGCAGACGATGTTGAAAGTATCAAGGCATATATCACACGGCAGAAAGATAAATATCGCAAGCCTTATGACCGTTCACCTGTTGAATATCCGAGAAGATGCGTGTTCCTGGCTACAACGAATGTTGACCGATTCTTGACCGACAAAACCGGAAACAGAAGATTTTATCCTATCATTGCTAAAAGCAATGGTTATGACCTGTTTGAGCATGAGAAAGAATGCAAGGAATATATCCTGCAATGCTGGGCTGAAGCAAGAGAGCGGTTCAAGGCCGGTAACATGCCACCATTCGCAAACAGGGATCTGGTTAAGGAATACCAGAAGCATCAGGAAGATGCAATGGAAGACGATTGGAGAGTTGGAGCAATTGCCGCATATCTTGAACGTTTTCCACCAGGTTTTAAGGTGTGTGCGATTCAGATTTACAAAGAATGCATCAATCCTGATGGCGGCAATCCTCCAAAGATTCAGGAGAGTCGTGCAATAGGTCAGATCATGAATAAAATGCAAGGATGGGAAAAATGTAGCACGTTCAGAACAGAAAAATTCGGCAAGCAGAAAGGATGGATTAAGACTCAAGAAGAAAAAATATCCTCTGTTGATGAGCTACCGTTTTGACATCAAAAAATGACATTTCTTGCGAAACGTCAAAAAGCTGGCAACCGTTCACAATTTGTTCATGATGGGTTGACGCTTCGGTTGACACTTCGGTTGACGCTGAAAAGTTTTGATTTTCTTATTATATTATTGTTAACTACTTAGTTTATAGTGTAATAAGTGATTAAAATAATAAGTGTCAACCGAGCAACCGAAAAAACGACAAAAAACTTTTCTGAAAAATCGCATAGTTGTAAAAATGTGTATTTCCAAAATATTTATAGGAAAATAAGGTTGCTTCGGTTGACGGTTGACATTTTGGAGGTGATGCAAGATTACATATACTCTGAATGATATCAAATTGGCGGCTTATAACCGGAAAGAGCTTGCTGACCTGAAGCCGAATGAAAAAGCATTGTGGCAAGGTCTGGCGTACTGCTATGACTGGAACCGTTATCATCCTGATGAACAAACCGAAGAATGCAAAGAACTTGCTGAAGATTATATTGATTTCTATTGGAATAAACAGCAATTGAAAGAGGTGAAATGATGGCTGAATACATAGACCGGGACACACTGAAAGACCGAATTGCAGGTTTTGTCCCGCCGTTCATAGATGAAAGCAATCGGGCTTATGTTGACGGATTAACAGATGCCTATACACTGATTTGCCAAGCACCAGTCGCCGATGTGCGGCCTGTGGTGCGGGGGCATTGGATAGGCACAAAAGAAGCCGAGGATATGGGTGACATTATGAAAGAGTTTACCTGTTCAGCTTGCGGGTGCTGTGAATGGGACTGCACAGAATCGGAAAGTTTCAACTTCTGCCCCAACTGCGGCGCTCAAATGACCGGAGGTGAGGACGATGTATGAAGCTCTAATACAAAACCTACGGAGCATTGACGAATACGACACCGGCTATGCCAAGCTGATCTATGACGCCGCCGATGCCATAGAGGAACTGAAAAAGTATTACAAGATAATGGCAGACGCATATGAAACAGAAGTTACAAAAAAACGCTGGATTCCGGTGACGGAGCGGTTGCCAGAACCGGGATGGTATTTGGTACGATGCAACGAAGTGCACAAGCATATACATAGGATCGCCTATTATTACAATCTTGCTTGGTACGAGAATTGCAATAATATCACGGAATTTGTAACTCACTGGATTTCACTTCCAGAGCCGCCGAAGGATGAAACATGATGGCGTTTGAAGATTTTGCTTTTAAGCCTCCGATCTGTGCAATCAGGGTGAAATCATGCGGAAACGATTGGGCAACCGATTGCGACGCTACATTGACAGCAGACAAAATAAGAGGCTTTTCGCTTGATTCTGATGGCGTACACATCTATAGCCGGGAACGAGATATTCACGGTGACTATGACAACGTTTATGTCCCGTATACGAATCTTGAGGCACTTGTCTTCTATTTTAGAAAGCCAAAGGAGGAATGAGCATGGGAATCATGTTAGGGAATTTAACGCTTAAACAAATTGAATACAGAACTGGCATTGAACTTTCTGCGGAAGACAGAGTGGAACTGAACGGAATGCGTCAGGAGAAAGCAGAAAACATAGCGTCTGGGAAGTGGCATTGCTTTGATTTGCCTTTCATGATCGTGTGCGGCGACAAGCCGACAGCAGAAAAAATGGTCAAGATTTTGTCTGCTTATGATTGGTCAAAAGCAAAACAGGCGCTACAGATTTCGTGGGAGAGGTGAGCATGGCTATTCTGATCAAAGGCATGGAGATGCCGAAGACGTGCAATGATTGTCCATTGCATGAGTTGTTCTTTGCTTTTGGAAAACAAAACATTGTATGTTCACCTACTGGTCATGCACTTGGTGGAATAGATGAAAAACATTTAAAAGAAAGCAGAAATGCCGGGTATTGCCCACTCATCGAAGTCCCAGAACCGCATGGGCGGCTGATCGATGCGGATGCTTTGGCGGAAGATCTGAAACGTCAGTGCGAAGAAGTGTTCAAAATTGACGTTGTTTCTCCTGATGATTTTTGGATTACAAGAGATCAGGCATACAACGAAAGACTGTGGAAAACGTGGTGTGAATCGTTTTACAAATATCTTGAATCAAGGCCAACGGTCATCCCGGCAAGTGAGGAGGGCTGAGTGATGGAAGAATTGAAACCTTGCCCGTTTTGCGGGAGCGAAAAAGTGGGCGTTGTGGAAACGGCTTTGGGCAATTACCAGAACATTTTCTTGTTTGCGATTTGTGATGAATGCGGTGGGAGAACAAAGCTATTTCGTGACGGTGACAAAGCCGCTGAAGCATGGAACAGGAGGGCAGAGTGATGAATGAATTAAAGCGAGGTAGCATTATCCAAGCAAACGAAAACGCTGGCGCTTGGTGCGGAACTGTACTCATTGTGGATGAGGTCAAGAGCTGGGGCGTTCAGGCGTTCGTTCGCATCCCGATGAAGGGTGATGCTTTTATCCGCTTGACACCAGAGCAGTTTGAGATTCTTAGCAACGGTGAAGCAGGTCTGATGCCACAGGAGGCAGAGGAGGCTGAGTGATGAGAATAACCGCTGATTGCATTGATCACAATGTTTCATGTCTTGTGAATGACTTGACAGCATCAATTTATGAGCTTGATAGTGACCAAGAGAAAGATATGCTTCTGGGTGAGATCAGAGGTATTTGTGATCTCGCGGATGTGCTGAAAGAGGTGTTGAAAGCATGACCGATTGGAGATCCTGCGAGAACTGCGACAATTACCAGTGCTATAAAGTCTTGGTGGAGAGAGGAATCGAAACAAAGAAACCCTGTAGTGATTGGGTGCCAATCCGCTGCCGGTGTGGTGGTGTGCTGTCTGAGATCCGGGAGCATGACGGCAGACGTTATAGATACTGCTATTCATGCCATTCTGAATTCTTTGAGGAGGAGTAAGCTGTGGAAGAAAATATTCTCTATACTTACGGAATGCGGCTCAGAGGCTTTTCAATCGGTTGTCAACCGTTAGAAGGTTATGTTGCTCATGATGATGACATCCTCAATGAGTATTATAGCATTTTGCTATATAGCAGAAAGCTAACCGATGAAGAATGCCGGAACTATGATCTTGACTATCTTGGAAAGAGGAGGCTGAGAAAATGACTATTGAACAGGAAAACGAAATCTTTGAAGATGCGTTGTATTACTTCGGCTATAATCACCAGGCCACAAAGGCCATTGAGGAAATGAGCGAACTTATCAAAGAGCTTTGCAAGAACAAAGATGGAGCTGATAATGTTGATCACATTGCAGAAGAGATTGCAGATGTATTCATCACTCTGGATCAGATGGTGATGTATCATGATATCCTTGACCGTATCGCTCAGTATCGGGAGCAGAAACTTGAGCGTTTACGGTCACTGATTTTCATTGAAAAGCATGGCTAAGTCAAAGAAGATCAATCCGAAGCGTAAGCCGTTAAGCTGGGCCGATGCGAATAAGATTCGTGATGAATCCATTCATCTTGCTATGGCAATCTTCTTGATGGTCTTGAAAGATGATTTTGATTTCAGCATCGATCAAATACAACACGCATGGAACCGGCTTGACAAGCTTTCCAAAGAAGCTGCTGAAGGTCGGATAAATCTTTGGGATCTGGTTGACACATTACGCGAAGAGTACGGAGTTGACTTAATCACATGACTGCTAAACAATGGTTGCGGCGATACATTAACGCTGATCACCGGATTGATTCTTTGCTCCAAGAGCGACAAGATGTATATGACCGGCTCACTAAGATCACAGCGGCTATGGATACCGAATCTGTATCATCAACAAAGGATCCTCACAAGTATGATGAGCTTGCCGAACTTGATATGCTTATTCATCAACATGTATCTCAAGCAATGGCGATTCGGTTGGAGATCATAACGGCAATCGAAGAGCTTGAGGATTGGCGGTATCGGGACATCCTGAAGTACAGATATCTCAACGGCTTTACATGGGATCAGATTGCAAATACAATCAGCTATTCTTATATGCAAGTCACCAGGCTTCACGGTTCCGCTCTCAAAGCGATTGAGTCAATCATAAATCAAAAGATGTTATAGAATGTTATACTCCATCAGTGTTATAGTGTAAGTTGAGATAAGAGGCAAGGGAACAATCCTTTGTCTCTTTCTTTTATCCTGAATCCAACCGGCAGTAAAAGGGCAACACTACAATTCTTCTTTTCACTCATTCTTTCTTCAGGGCTTTCATGTGTTCCTTTCACCTCCTATCGCTCATGCGTCACCTTTCCAACGCATGGCAGTTGCTCTGCTGCCGGTTCCTTTTACAATGAAACCATTTGCAAAACAATTTTATAATTCTCCAGCATGGCATGATTGTCGCAATGCATATGCGAAGTCGAAGCACAATCTATGTGAACGTTGTCTTGCAAACGGTGTCTATAAACCAGGTGAGATTGTTCACCACAAGATACATCTTACTCCAATTAACATCAATGATCCTATGATTACATTGAATTGGAACAATCTTGAACTTGTTTGCCGAGATTGTCACGCAGATATTCATCAGCGTCATTCGCGGCGAATCAAAATTGATGGAGCCGGTCGAGTTTTGTTCGATGACTCCCCCTAAAAATTTTTCGACCGAGCCGCCGAAAAACCGCGTGTGTAAGTCAGGAAAAACGCTGTTCGCTCTCGAATGAGCCTGAGATGCCATGAGAAAACCGAAGAAAACCGAAGAAAACTATATTTACGCATACTACCAAAAAATAAAAGATGGTTCTATAACGGTTGGTAAGTGGATTCGGCTTTTGTATGAGTATTTGGTCAGCGGATTAGAAAAGAAAGACTTCTTTTTTGATCAGAAGAAAGCGAATGCGGTAATTGATTGGGCTGAAACACATTGGTTTCATACGGAAGGGCATCTTGCACCGGGAAGTATCAATCTTGAACTTTGGCAGAAAGCAATGCTGTCAGCG